TGGCATGAACGATGCAGGTCGTGAGAAGCGTGAAAGCATCGACTATTCAAATCGTTTGTTAAAAGTTCTAGCAGGATGAAATTATTTGACGTTGTAACAGAAAGCGAATTCACAAGGATTCGCGAGCTGGCTCCAGACCCGGCCGCAGCCGCACCGGCACCTAGTGGTGCTCCTTTATCGGCTGCTCCGGCTGCTCCTCAGCAAGATCCACAGATGCAACAAAAGATGATGGCTCAACAGGCATTAGATCGTCAGAAAGCAAAACAAGAACTTACAACAGCAATTAAACAAAAGCAAGAAGAAATTGCCGCATCACAAAAGCAATTACAAGACATGCAAAAACAACTGGCTACAATGAAATGAGATTTTTTGAATTTGCAGAAGATTTAGATAATGTTGATAGATTCGTAGTTACACTACGTAATCTAATAGGGCGTGCCGCTAGCAAGAAAGCACCGGCTCAAATGAATTGGGCCGCTTTGAATCAAATCTCCAAAGCTAGTGGCGATGAATTATCTGCGGATTACGAAACATTCAAAAGCATGTATGACTCTAGTCCAGTTATACAAAAGCTAGTTAAAAACTTTGACGCCGATGGCGTTACACTAAATGTACCAGGTGCTCCAGATGATCAACAACAGGCCCAAAAAGGTGCCCAAACTGCTCAACAGCAAGTAGATCAAACAGCCGATTCAGCCGCCGCTGGGCAATTGGCACAATCACAACAAACTCCAGCACCTCCTGCTCAGGCTTGACACGCTCTTAAAAAGAGTGTACTATATATGTTATGACTGAACAAATCCTAACACCACCACCATTCGTTGAACGTTTCCAATATAAAAATTGCAAACAGGTAAATGATCCAATCACACGTAAACGTGTGTATCTTACTCCGGATGGTGAAAGCCTTCCTAGCGTGACTACAATCCTTAGTGCTACCAAAGACATGACCCATTTGAATGAATGGAAAGACCGTATTGGACATGCCAAGGCACAACAAATTACAACTGAAGCCGCAGGGGTTGGTACTGCCATGCATGCCAACTTAGAACGCTTTGTTGTAGGCGAACAACGACAGCCAGGAAACAATCCTGTACATGTTCAAGCAAACAAAATGGCTGATGTTATCATTGCCAACGGTCTAAGCAAAGTTGACGAAATATGGGCAATGGAACAGAGTTTGTACTTTCCGGGTTTATTCTCTGGTACAACTGACCTAGTGGGCGTACACGAAGGTGAACCTGCTGTAATGGATTATAAACAAACTAATAAACCTAAAAAAGCAGAATGGGTCGAAGACTACTATCTACAGCTAATGGCCTATATATTAGCACATAATGAAGTCTATGGCACCGACATTAAAAAGGGTGTTATCTTTATGTGTTCGCGAGACTTTCAGTATCAGCAGTTTACTCTAGAACCTAAAGACTTTAACAAGTGGCAAGATGCTTGGTTAAACAAGGTTGAAGAGTACTATACAACGGGCCTACAAGGGTACAAGCAACTACTTACCCAATAAGATAAATACTCGAACAAGGGTATATATCTAATGGCCGTTATTCAAATCTCAAAAATACAAATTAGACGAGGTCTTAAAACTTCCGGTATCGGAATACCTCAACTTAGCTCGGCTGAATTTGCATGGGCTATCGATTCTCAGGAATTGTTTATTGGTAACGGATCAATTGCCGAAGGTGCTCCTTACGTAGGGAACACAAAAATCCTTACCGAGCACGATAATATTTTAGAACTAGCCGCTAGCTATCGTTTCGCATCTAGCGATCCAAGTATTGGATATAGTGTTGCAAGACCATTGCAAGGCAAACTAGATGAAACAGTGAGTGTTGCTGATTTCGGTGCAGTTGGCGATGGTAGTACAGATTGTGTGGCCGCGTTTGAAACAGCCTTTAATCAACTATTCCAAAATACAAATTCAATATACAAAAAAGTTTTACTAGTTCCAAACGGCGAATACCTATTCCTAACAGATCTTAAAATTCCTAGTACCGTTGTACTGCGTGGAGAAACACGTGATGGTGCTGTATTAAACATTGGTGCTAACAACGTTACCTTTATTACCGAAGACGGACATGAAGTTGCTGATTTCAACAGCACTAATAGACCAAAGAACGTTAGCATAGAAAATTTAACTTTCCTAAGAACACAAGGTGTGGTAGAGATTACTGGCCTAGCTGACTCTGCCTTTAAGGGTGTAAAGTTTAAAGGTAACTATGTACTTGGTAATAGTGTTGTTGACCTAGCTTCAAGAACTGCCGCAGTATATTGGAGAAATAATTTATTAGGTACTCGAGTTGACAATGTAACTTTTGACGGATGCCTATTCGAATCAAACGCATTGTCTATCAAATGTGTACAGACATTGGTTGCACAGACTAAAGTAACTTTTAAAAATTCTAAATTCTTTATCGGTGATGTAGGTGTATACATCAGCGGAGTAACAACACAAAGTAACAATTGGACCTTTGACCATTCTGAATTTGAAGAAATTGCTAAACAAGCATTTATTTCTACTCAAGGTAGAGACACATTGTTTATTTTCTGCGATTTTAAAAATTGTGGTAACGGTGTAAACACCGCGGCATTACCAGCATACCAAGTTGTAACATTTGGTGAATCGCTAAACAATCAATTGATTAGTTGTACTAGCAATAGACATCAAGCCGCAGGTATTACCACATTGTCTACCACAGCCGCAATTGCTGAAGTATCCAATGCATCGGCCGCAAAATTTATCGATAGAAATCATACAGATATCTATCTCAGTGACAGTTACAGACCATTAGCAGTTTTCCCGGCAGCTAGCAGATACATATATGTTGAATATTCTTTACATCTTAGTTCGTATTCACGAATTGGAAAATTGACTATTTCAATAGATGATGATCTTAGCTCGGCTGCCATTACCGATGAGTATCAATACTCAACATCTTTAATAGCTCAACCAGGAGGAGCCCTTATGACTAATTTTGAATTTAATGTCGAACTAAAGGACAACGATACCGACAGTGGTATTGATACAATTCTATTGTCGTATCAGAACCCACTGGCATCTGGCTCAACCGGAACAATCTCGTATAACATAACGTACGGTGTGTGATGTTCGATTCGTTTGGCACCGAAAGGTTGACCAAATGGAAAGAGTTTAGAGAGCAACTAGACCACAGCTCAGAACCTTGTTTGGATGTTGCCAAACTTTGGAGTAGAGCCCCATTTGTCAATCCTTACTTAGATCCATTAGATCCCCCAACTTGGCCTGATCCTTGGCATTTAATACTGGATAATCGGTATGATGATCTTGCTATTGCCCTAGGAATGCTGTATACTTTAAAATTATCTACAAGGTTTATGGCATCTCATTTTGAGATACATATGTCTATGTTAGGACAGAAAGATACTCAAAATTTTTTTGTTGTAATAGACAAAAACCAAGTTTTAAATCAAGAATATGGATCAGTTACTAGTTTTAATCAAATCAAAACACCAACCAGCATTATATGGGCTGGAACAGAATTACCATAAATATTTGCCCCTGGACTTAGAGATACATCAATGACAATAACAGTAATTAAAAGAAACGGAAACAGAGAGCCATTAGCCGTAGAAAAATGGCAAGCCCAGGTAGCAAAAGTTTGTAAAGGCATTGCTGACGTTAGTCAGTCAATGATTGAAATCAAAGCACAACCTCATTTCTATGATGGTATCACCACAGAAGAAATTGACGGCATAACACTTAGAGCTATCGTAGATCTTATCGACGTAGAATCGAACCCAGACGTTGGACACACTAACTATCAGTACGTAGCAGGTAAACAACGTCTGAGCATGTTACGTAAAGACGTATACGGCCAATATGAAGTACCTAGTCTATATTCTATTATACAAAAAAATGTAGCCACCGGCTTGTATACTCCAGAGCTTCTTGTATGGTACACCGAAGACGACTGGAATAAAATGGATGCTATGTTAGATCATGAAAAAGACGAAACATATTCATATGCGGCCATTGAGCAACTAATTGAAAAGTACCTTGTTAAAAATAGAGCAACAAAAGAAACTTATGAAACTCCACAGATTAGATATATGGTTGCAGCCGCTACGGTCTTTCACCGAGAGGAACCTAACTCGGCTAGAATGCGTTATATTAAAGAGTATTACACTGCCGCTTCAGATGGCTTGTTTACTCTTGCTACTCCTGTTCTCGCTGGTCTTGGAACTCCTACTAAGCAATTTAGTAGTTGCGTCCTTATTCGTAGTGATGATGATTTGGACTCCATTTTTGCTTCTGGTGAAATGATGGCCAAGTATGCCAGCAAACGTGCAGGCATTGGCTTAGAGATAGGACGTCTACGTCCATTGGGCAGTCCCATCAGAGGTGGCGAAATTATGCACACCGGCATGATCCCATTCTTGAAGAAGTGGTTTGGAGATCTGCGTTCATGTTCACAAGGAGGTATTCGTAATGCGAGTGCTACCGTGTTTTATCCTATTTGGCATCATCAGTTTGACGATCTTATCGTTCTCAAGAATAATCAAGGAACTGAAGAAACTCGAGTCCGACACATGGACTACGGAGTCGTACTATCAGCCTTCTTCTGGAGAAGATTCAAGAATAAAGAAAACATAACATTCTTTGATCCCAACGAAGTACCAGACTTATACGAAGCATTTTATAAAAACACAGCCCTATTTGAAGAGCTGTATGTAAAATACGAAAAACGTAAAGACCTACGCAAGAAAACTATGAATGCAGAAGATGTATTCAAAGGTGGAATTTTAAAGGAGCGTACTGATACAGGTCGCATATACCTTGTGTTCATCGATAATGTGATGAAGCAAGGACCATTTGATCCTGAGTACCACACAATCTATCAGTCAAACTTATGCTGTGAAATCCTATTACCTACTAAATCTTTTAAGCGTCTTGATGATGCTGATGGCCGCATTGCTCTTTGCACACTCGGCTCGATCAACTGGGGAGCATTCCGTAATCCAGAAGACATGCGCCGTGCTTGCCGTATTTTACAGCGTAGTCTATGCAACATACTTGATTACCAAGACTTCCTTTCTATCCAAAGCAAACTGAGCAATGATGAAATCCAACCACTAGGTATTGGTGTTACTAATCTTGCCTACTGGCATGCCAAGCGTGGTTTGAAGTATGGCGAGAAGGATGCACTACAAGATGTTAAATCCTGGATGGAACATCAAGCATACTATCTAACAGAAGCCACGGTGGAGTTGGCCAAAGAACGTGGACCTTGTTTGCATAGCGCACATACACGATACGGCCAAGGCGTATTCCCCTGGGAACTACGTGCTGAAGGTGCTAATCAACTAGCAGACTTCACTCCAGAACTTGACTGGGAAACACTACGTACTAATATGAAACAGTACGGAGTTCGTAACGCTACATTGATGGCAGTTGCACCAGTTGAAAGCAGTAGTGTTGTTATAAACAGCACGAATGGTATTGAAATGCCTATGAGTTTAATTTCAGTTAAAGAATCTAAGGCAGGAAGTTTTATTCAGGTTGTTCCAGAATATCATAAGCTCAAGAACAAATATCAGATGATGTGGGAACAGAAAGATTGTGTTGGTTATATTAAAACTGCGGCAGTACTTGCGGCCTATGTTGACCAATCAATTAGTACAAACACATTTTACAATCCAGCACACTTTGCGGATCGTAAAGTTCCAACTACATTGATTGCCAAGAATCTAATGCAGGCACAACTATGGGGATTGAAAACATTCTATTACAGTCTAATCAATAAAGCTGGAAGTAAGATGGCGGCAGAACCCACTCCTGAACAAACTCAGGTGAATGGACAGGTAAATGGCTATCATTATGAAGATCTAGAAGATGACTGTGAGTCCTGCAAGTTATGAGCTACAGTTTCATTAGGCAATTCATCACCGAAGGTAGACCAGCATCATTATCAATAGATGCTCTACTTTATGATAAGAACGACCTAAGCCCTGCACTATCTAAAGAAACACTTGAATACCATTATGAGCATCTTGCTAAAACATATGCAAAGCGTTATAATGCAGGTGAGGGCGATGCAGACTTTAACGAAGCGGGAGTATTCTTGCACAATATATTGTTTCAACAATATAGAGAAACAAGTCGCAATAATGACCCAACTGGCAAAGTACTAGAACTAATCGAAACACATTATAAAACATTTGCCAAATTCAAAGATGAGTTTGAAAAAGTGGCAATGGGCATTCAAGGTAGTGGTTGGGTATATCTTGCCAAAGATGGTAAGATTAAAACAATAACTAATCATGCCATTAAAAAAGATATCGTAGTATTAGTCGACTGGTGGGAACATGCATGGGCATTGGACTACCAATATGATAAAAAGAAATATTTAGAGAATCAGTGGAAAATAATAAACTGGGAACACATAAATGAGTCAAGCGCAATATAATTTAAACACAAAGACAGACTATCTATCACGTAAAATGTTTTTGGATCCTTCTGGTCCTGTAACTATTCAACGTTTTGAAGCAGTAAAATACAAAAAGATTGCAGACTACGATGCAACAGCACGTGGATTCTTTTGGCAACCAGAAGAGATTAGCCTAACTAAAGATGCCAACGACTTTAAAGATGCTAGTGATGCTATTAAACATATCTTTACCAGTAACCTGTTACGTCAAACAGCCCTAGACAGTTTACAAGGCCGTGGTCCAACACAAGTGTTTACTCCTGTATGTTCATTGCCCGAAGTTGAAGCTCTTATGTACAACTGGGGGTTCTTTGAAACAAACATTCACAGTAAGAGCTATAGTCACATTATTCGCAATATCTACAATGTGCCAAAGGATGTGTTTAACACTATACATGACACAAAAGAAATTATTGCCATGGCTAGTAGTGTTGGCAAGTATTATGACTCATTACATCGATTAAACTGCCGCAAGGAATTAAATGACAACGGCATTGCGGTTAGCGAAGAAGAACATGTCAAAGCAGTTTGGTTAGCCTTAAACGCATCATACGCATTAGAAGCATTCCGCTTTATGGTTTCATTTGCTACAAGCCTAGCAATGGTAGAGAATAAAATCTTTATTGGTAATGGTAATATTATCAGTTTGATCCTACAAGACGAACTACTACACAAAGGTTGGACTGCTTACCTAATCAATCAAGTGGTCAAAGAAGATCCTCGCTTTGCCAAAGCCAAAGTTGATTGTGAAGCAGAAGTATATCAGCTATATATGGATGTTATACGTGAAGAAAAAGAATGGGCTGACTATTTGTTTAAGTTAGGTCCGGTAATTGGTTTGAATGCAACTATTTTAAAAGATTTTGTAGACTACACAGCAGTGGGCGCATTGAAAGATATCGGTATCAAATATAATAGCCCTGCTCCTAAGTCAACACCAATTCCGTGGTTTAACAAACACAGCGACACAAGTAAAAAACAAACAGCATTACAAGAAAATGAATCAACTAATTATGTTATCGGAGTCATGGGAGAAGGTATTGACTATGACGAGTTACCGGTATTATAATAAGTAAAAGGAAATAAAATGAAAGCAATTGTATGGAGCAAGAATCAATGCCCTTACTGTGATCAGGCCAAGGGCTTGCTCAAGATGAAAGGCATCGAGTTTGAAGAAAGAAACGTTGAAAAAGACTGGACTAAAGAACAGTTATTAGAAGCAGTACCAACAGCAAGAACAGTACCACAAATTTTTCTGGACGATCAGCTTATTGGCGGATTTACAGAATTGAAAAAACACTTACAGGGATAATATGTTACTAGAAATCGATAAAGGCGTCTCTAAAGGAGAAGTCATCACAATTAAAATGACCACAGGCGAGGAACTTCTAGCAACATTAGAAGAAGAAACACCTGCAGGTTACAAGATTACAAGACCAATGGTTCTTAGTGCTGGTCCAAAAGGCATTGGTATGATGCCTTATATTTTTACAGTTCACCCTGATAAGAAAATTGAAATTTTTAAACATGCGGTTACTACCGTAGTTGCTACAGAACAGGACTTTGCCAATCAGTACATTCAAAGTACAACTGGCATCGCATTGAGCTAATGGCTAATATATCTGTTGTTGGCGACACTAGTGTTCACGGTGGAGCACCTTTAAATACCGGCTTGTCAGGCAACGTGTCTGCAGGTGGTAAAGCTGTAGCTCTTGTCGGCAGCGGAAGTAGTTCCAATGACAATCAGTATGATTCTAGAACTCGTCCGCAACACAACTCTGGAAACCAAACAGCAGTCGGCGGAAGTGGTAGTGTGTTCATCAATGGCAAGGCCGTTCATCGTGTAGGTGATGGACGTAAAGAAGGTGCAACTGCCGGTCCTGGCATTGGTAGTGTAAACGTAGGATAACATGAAAAAATTATTTTGGAATCTATTGGGTTTTGCCAGTTTAGGCATGGCATACATAGGCGTAATTACTCCGGGTATACCCTTTAGTATATTTGTAGTGTTTGCGGCCTATTGCTTTGCCAAAGTCAATCCTAAGATGCATGCTTGGTTATACAATCATAAATTGTTTGGCCCGTTCCTGACCAACTGGAATGAGAAACGTGTGTTTCCATTTAATGGCAAAATCTTTATGGTCTTGATGATGGATAGTAGTTTGGTCATTATGTGGTTTACTACACACAATCTTAAAGCTGTAATTTATACAGGTATTACAATGTTGTTAGTAGCTATTTGGGCATGGCGTAACCCAAGCACCAAAGAAGAATGGCAACGTCGAAAAGATGCCGGGGAAAAGATTGGCTGGTTTAAATCAACAAGTTTGAAGTAATACCCCTGTTTGCTATACCGTTGTATAGAACATCCCTAGGCGCATTAGATCCTAAATTAAAACAATTTATCACAGATGCAGAGTGCGAGCGTATGCCTGCAGGGAACGGCTCGTATACTGTAGACAAATATTTTTTAAATAGCCCAGAACTTGCCAGTCTAAAAAAACAAATTATGGACGGTGCATATCATTTCATTTATGATTTTTTAGACTGTAAGAACACTATGGAATTTAAAATGGAAAATAGCTGGATCAATAAACACAAGCCCGGCGACTATAGTTTATCACATTGGCACGGTAGCAGTCTAATCAGTGGAGTATACTACGTTGAAGTTGGTGAAGATGCCGGCGACATTGTTTTCCATAAAGATCACAGACATCAGAATTTGTTTAACCCGATAATTGAGGTTGGATTTAATTACACAGACACACTAGACCAAACTAAAATGAATGTATTCAATACTGACAATTTTGGTCTACAACCAAAGAATGGTGATTTATTGTTGTTTCCATCACACCTAGCACATTCTGTAGATGAAAATCTTTCCAAAAAGACACGCTACAGTATTGCTTTTAATCTGTTTCCTAGAGGAACAAGTGGTGGAAAAATCAATACTTTGACAGTCTAATGGTTGACACATCTTGTAAAAGATGTTTAAATACATAATAGTTTTTTAACAAAAGGAAGTAGTAGCATATGGCAACAGGTAAGGTAAAATGGTTCAATGCAACCAAAGGATTTGGATTCATTGTTCCAGACGAAGGCGGTGAGGAGCTTTTTGCTCATTTTTCCGCAATTCAATCAGACGGCTACAAGTCGCTTGATGAGAATCAAAATGTTCGATTTGATGTAGTGCAAGGCCCTAAAGGCAAGCAAGCGGCAAATATCAAGGCATTAGATTAAAATTTTGTAATGAGTGTGCAACAAGAATTAGAAGACCTTTTTGAATTTCAAGTAATAATTATACTTTTAATTTATTGGGGTCATTTTTGGTACACACTCTTACATTAAAGAATTGTTGTAATCCCTTCAAAGCGAAGGCGTTGCGGACCCGGGTTCGACCCCCGGCAGGTCCACCAAAAACATATTTGAATCTGTAAAAAGATCAGGTTTGGTATCCCGGAAGCTCTTTGACATAGTCATAACTTTTAATACACCGTAGTATGTTTTTGATGGGCCTGTATTGGCTTCGACGTGGCGAGATAGTAGAGACGGCAACACAGTAGGCGATGACTGTAAATC